TGCTTTTTGCAATAGCAAACTGTAATCCTTTTCTACTTACAAATCTACCCGAAGCATCTCTAGTTCCTTTTAATCCTTTACGAACAACCCATTGACTGAACGCACTCGGTGGTGGCATTTTGTTAGTGTACTTGTATGGTGTATTATATTTAACTTCTGTTCCGCTTACCCCTTTATCTTGATACTCGCCATAGTTCTCCATTAGGAACGCCATACTGAACGAATTGGGCATAACCTTTAACTCATACCCTAAACTTTCATAAAGTCGCTTAGAAACGTTCTTATTGCTTTGTGTTAGTTTGCTTCGTGATTGTTGAACAACGTATTTGCCAAAAGCATTTAAAGCGTCTTGCGTGTCTTTTAGTTGCATATATCAATATCGTTTTTAACTGCCACATCGAAAGTACAAGCCCACCCAGCTAAAACATTTTCAAACCTTTCGTAAAACGGTTCGCAATTACCATCGCCCTCAAGCTGATAAAGGTTAGTATATAAGTCTCCTTTTCTTAAAACCATTACCAAGCGATTAAGCACAGCCAATTGAGTATTCAAAACATCCTGTTCGTTGTTGTTGCCTCTGAATAAGTCGGTAGTTTCTTCTTTGCTTTGGTTTACTATATCCATAGCCATAACCGTAATGTTAAACAACAAGACTTGTTCTTGTGCTGTTACATTATTCACAATGATATGAGCCAAAGGGAATATGGTTTGCTTTGACAAATCTATTTCTGTAATGTCGCCAGTCGTTACTGTGTTCGTGTTTACGTCATTCAATAACTGGTCTTTGATAGTTTCAGTCAATTGGTAAAATCCTCTAATCCCTTGCATCAAAATTTCTTTTTAATTTGTTTTGCTTCTAGTTCGTTTTTCTCCTTTTCAAATGTCAAGAACAACAGACATTCGTGCATTTTTAATTTAGTGATATGTTCAAATCGCCTAACATCCGATTGAGCGAGTGCATAGACGCTACTGTACCAACCCCATTTTCTTCCGAATTGAGATATCGCTGTAAGTTCGTTTCTTTCTTGTTCTGTGAATAGGTCAGAATAATTCTCGACAAGTCTTTCCCTAAACGATAAAAAAAAAGGATAGAACCTAGCACCGCATCCATTGGCATATCTTTCATAGGTGCAGCATCTTTAGCCTCGTAATCCTCAATGACATATTTCTCTCCGTACTTGCTTGTAACTGGTCTATAAAGAACGCCCATAGCTTTTTCCATATTATCCCAATCGCCTATATAAGTGTCAAGGTCTATGTATTCTCCAAAAGACATTTCATCCAAGCTAGGTATAAAACCATACTCAACACCTTTCATTTTAAACCTATGAATCAACGATGGTGTATTCTCAAACATCGTGGCTATGACATTTGCAATATCAGATATATCGGTAGCTTTTAAAGACCTTACTTGCTCCCTGTTTAATCCGCAGAATATCTCAACCATTCTAATTGCCATTTCCATTTCAGGCAAATCAGCAACTTTCATATACTCTTGGTATTGACCGAGCGTGACCTCGTTCAAGTTATTCGGTACTATCAATTCAACTTTCATACTTATATATAGCTAAAACTAAAATATTTTTTAATGTTTTTTTGCGGTACTCATATGTAGTCCACTTTGACTATTGGATTGCGTATCTGCCGAAGTTTGGTTTGCTCAATACTGAGTAAGTAGCGTATCGGGTAGCATCAATTAAGTGGTTGTTTTTATCTACTGGCTTGTTCATTAGTTTACCGCTTTTATCTTCTTGCCATTTGTAGTTCCTAAATTCTTGGATTGCGTTATGGCTGTCTTTGTAGATATGTATCTTAAATCTTTTCAATAAGTCAATACCAGCATTAACCGAATCAGCACCCTTTATACTTGGTCGTACATTCCAACCCATACGCCTAAGTTCTTCTATTAATCTTGGCTCTGCACTATCGAAATATATCGGCTCTCTTGTTATGCCAATCTGCTTCCACTTGTTGTGAATGTCAACGGTGGTCATTTGCGTTTGATATAAATGCTCTTTGATATAAAGGTTATAATCCTTTTTGTAAACGCTTACAAGTGTAGTAGGGTCGTTGGTATATCCAGCATCAGCACCGTAACTGACAAACTCTGCATCTTCGGGAATTACATTTGTCTCTGTGAAGTTAAATATCGTTGCCTTGCTAATACCTTTTTGTCCTAAACCGTATATCTGCCAATACTGTTCGTCTGTATCTCTAAGGCGTTCTATTTCTGCTTTAATGCTTGGCTCAAGGAAAGGATTATCCAAATAAGTAGTAATATAAAAATCAGCATCTTCTCGTTCTTTTACTTTGTCATAAATCCAATGATATTCATCGGATGGATTGTAGTCTAGTATTATTTTGTCCTCTGTTCTAAATACAAGCTGCTGCCAATCTTCAAAGTCTAACTCGTTTGCTTCGTTAATAAACAGCAAGTTTCTTTTGCGACCTCTTACTTTTTGTGGCTGGTCAAGGCTTATAAACTCAACAAGGTTTCCGCTAAGTTCATATTCGGAGTTCGATTTGTTATGTAGTTCTTCGTCATACTTGTCGTGCTGTTTAAGTATGTCTAGAAAGTCTCGCATTACGGAAGCTCTTAATGCTGGGAACGTCTTTCGGCAAATGGTTATAGTCTTACCTTTATTAACTTGGCAATAATGAAAAATTATGTATAAAAGTATATTGTAGGTTTTGCCGCTTCTTGTACCGCCTTGCTCAATTACTATTTTAGATTCGCTATCTAGTAAGTGTTCAAAAACTACATTTACATTGACATCCACTATCTATGGATTTTTATGTTTATCTCTTTGTCGGTTGTATCGTGTTTTATTTCTCGCTTCGTACCGTTTAACCTATGAGCCTCATCATCATCAGATATTAATTTCATCAATCCTATTTGAAGCGTAGCGTTATCTGACTCATACCATTTCTGTCTCATTGAAACTTTCATATCTACTCTGTTTTTTTCTAATGCCCTTTTTATCTCGTCCAATTGTTCTAATTGATGATTGTAAAAGGTAGCCTTTGAAAATGCAACATAAGCAAATAGGTCTGTAATAAAAAGCAAGTTATACTTCTTAATAGCTTCTAAAGATTGTTCAATCATTTCATTTGTTTCGTAAGCCATTGGTGTATTTTTATACCTATATATAGTTTTTTTGATATTTTTTTGTCTGAACGTATTTCATCAGGTCGTTTAACTCCTTTTGGTTTAGGTCTTTTACTTCTTTAATTAGGTCGGCTATTGAAGTCGTTGAGGTTGTGCTGCTCAACAAAGTATTAAACATCTTCTCTAAGTCCTTGTTGTATTTTTTATAGATGTCGTAGTTGTTTATGCTGAAAATGATTGTAGCGTGATGGCTGTTCTTTCCATTGGATTGATACCACCTAACTATGTCCATTAAGCTGTACCCAAGTATCTTGTTCAGAAATAAATTTGCTACTGCTCTATATTCAACTACTTCTTGCTTTCTCGTTTCTTGGAATATATCTACCCCACTAATTTGTTTTATTAATTCTTGTACGTTGTTCATTTTAAAAAAGTGTTATTTGTTTTTCGTTTTGTTTTTTTGTTATTCCTAATGCAGTTTCTAGTATAGTTTTACCAGCTTCATAGTCTACAAGGTTTCTTGCTATTTTTGTTTTGTTTTGTGTCCCTTGATATTTTCTAAAATCATAATCGTGAAATATACATAGTTCCGAAAACTCATTTTTAGTAGCACAAAGCTGAAACTTTCTATCATTAATACTATTAGGTAAATTAAAGTTTGTCCAGTATAAATGCCTACCTCTTTTCTTTGCTTGTATCAAAGGCTCATAATAAGGTATCACATTTTCAACAACAAACTTTCCATTATAGAAGTGTTGTAAAAATAATATTTCTTCATATAGTTTCATATCTGGGAACTTAGGAATAAAAGTATCTCTTGTTTTTTGTGTTATTCTAATCTTACTGTGTGTTGGACAAGGTGGCGAACTCCAAATAAAATCAAACTCTTTGTAATGGTCTAATAAATACTGGTGTGCATCTGCTACTATTACTGTGTCGTTTGGGAAGCGTTCTTGGTATAGTCTTGCTAACTCCTCATCCCATTCTACAGCAGTAACCTCAACATCTGTAACCTCATCCCATTTATACCTATTGCCACCCAAACAAGCGTATAAATTAAGTATCTTCATTATTTTAATTTTAAAAATTCAGCGTCAGCGTGTTCTTTGAACCATTCTTTGTTGTCGTGGTATTTGTCTATAACCGCATCAATCATAACCAATTCATCAACATCGGAAGTTCTTAGCTTGTCTATAAGTGATTCTAGCTTGTTTAAGACGTTTGTGGCTATCTCTGCATCGTTACTATAAACTATATCGTAATCGTTCCTTAAATAGCCTTCTAATTGCTTTAAGAACCTTTGTCCGTTTAGTTTTAGATTATGCTTGTATTTGCTTGTTCCGTTTAGTTCATCCATAGCCTCTAAGGTTAGCTGACCCAATAGCAATACTTTTAAGTAACTTAGTTGTGGCTCTCTACCCATTGTTTCTTTTGTTTTTCTATTGTTTCTATTTCTCTGTTTATGTAGTCTAGTGCTTTTCGTAGGTCGCTAAGTTCATCGTCTTTCTTACCAGCCCTTGCAACATACTTTATAATGTTGCCCCTGTTGAAGTTTAAACCGTAATCAGTAATGAAGTCTATAACGTCATAGCCTTTTCCGTTCTCGTAGTGTATTTGTGTTGCTCTCATTTTAATTGCTTTCTATTGGTTGTATGTCTTTTATTCCTGTTTGGTCAAATGTAATTATTGCCTCGTTATATCCCTCTGCTAAATACATCGCTATCCTGTTGTCAAATTCCTTTAGTGTCATTCTTCCTCTTTATTTTCTTCTTGTGATTTGTTTGCTAAGTAATTAACTAATTGATAAACTGTTTTCTCTAGTTTAGCAATCCGTTGTTCTTGTGTCAGCTTCTTTGTCCTCATTCCGTTCTAAGTTTTAGTAAGTTATAGCATTCGATATACTTTTCCCTTGCCTTGCTTTTGTATTCTTGTTTGAATAGTTCAAATAGCTTCCTAGTATATTTGTATTTCGTATCGCAGCCCTCGTAATAATTCTTTGCAAAACTTTTGCCTTTACCTTTGAAGTAGTTTACATTGTCGGATGTATCACCAGCAATCATCTGTTCGTAAAAGTTATACAACGCTTCTTGCTCTGAAATATCCAGTATCTCTTTATGCTTGTAATGGTAGTTATACATCAAACAGGGG